GTACTATTTGCGCCCGGCCCCACATTTTTCCCAAAAGGGTGCTTGACATTAAGGGGCGTCTATGGTAGGGCTGGCAATGCCCCGTGGGCTTTCCAGTCCCTACCATAGACCCACAACCCAGCCCCCACAGCTGCCGCAGAAAGTTCCCCATGACAGACACCCCCGAGCCACAGCGCCGCGACTATACCAAACACGCATTGCTGCCATTCCAAACGCGGGTAGCTTCTTGGCTGCTGGATTGCTTCGGCCCCAAGATCGCCTTGGACCGCACCGAGCGCGCCCACCGCTTCCTCGAAGAAGCCTTGGAGATGGTACAGGCCGGCAATTGCACCCGCGACGAAGCGCATCAGCTTGTCGATTACGTGTTCCTCCGGCCCACCGGCGAGATGCGTCAGGAGATCGGCGGCACGCTGGTCACCTTGGCCGCATTCTGTGACGCCTACGGCATCGACATGGCCGAGTGCGGAGACGTCGAGCTCGCCCGCTGCTACCAGCATATCCACGCCATTCGAGCCAAGCAGAAGCAGAAGCCCCAGTTCGGGCCGCTGCCGTGAGCCGGGACGCCTTCGGGGACGGACACGGCTTCCGACCCACATGGGCCCAGCCGCCGGCGCAAAAACCCGTCGTGGTGCCGCTGCCCCAGCCCACGGTCAGCGAGGACATCACCGCCGTCATCGAGCAGATCAACGCCGAGGAGGGCAGCCTCGTCGCTATCGCAGTCTCGATGGTTCGCCGGGATGGGTCATCCACTACGGCGTTCCACGCCGACGAGCAGATCATCACCCTCATGGGCAGCGTTGCGATGTTGCAGCATCGGCTGGCCGAGGCCAAGGACTGATCGAAGGATCAAAACATGAACCCCTATGTTGAGACACAACGCAAAGTGACGAACCCCAGCACCACCTATCTCGAACAGGCGCTGATCTCCTGTCAGCAGGAAGTCGAGCGCGAGCAGGGCCGGCGGATGGTCTTGATCGGCACCCGCGAGGACGTCTTCGTGGATCCTTCGACCGGCGTGAAGACGATCAACATCTACGCGCAGTTCGAGCCGCTGCTCAAGCTGCCGGCGCAGACGCACCCGCTCAACCCCTCCAACCTCAACGACAGCGATGCGCCGGGCGCTCCCGTGATCGTGGACACGCCTCGCGATCAGACCTTCCACGTTGGGGTGAACGACATGGAGCCCGTGTTCGAGGGTGAGCAGACCGTCGAGCTGCCCGCCGGAAGCGTGCCGACACAGGCTCCGGCCGTGCTTGCGCCGTATCAGGATCCTGTGCAGGTTATTCCGCCGCTGCCGGTGTTCGCGCCGCCCAGCCCCTACGTCGAGCAAGCCATTCCCCCCGGCCCGGGGAAAATCCCCGAGCCTAACAGCGAGTGAACCATGTCAGAAGCACTGTCCAAACTGAAAGACGATATCGCCACGCTCTCCAGCGAGGTCATCCCCTACATCGCTGAACTACAGAACCGGCTGGCCGCGGCCGAAGCCGCCGCGCGAACTCCGACGCCCGAGATGGTCGAGCAGCTGCGCACGCTGCAGAACGTCTCCGACGACGTGAACGACGAGCTGGTCGCCATGGACGAGCAGGTGCGCGATCTGCTGGGGCGCTTCCGCGATACGGCGCGCGGCGACTACGGCACCAAGACGGACGATCCTACCGAGGTCACCACCGGAGACACGGCGTTCCGCACTGCACCGCCGAGCTTCTCCGCCGCGCCGACGATGGGTAACGATCAGCTCGCTGCGGGCCCTCGCGACTAACTATCAAATAAATATCCCACCCTTCTTGCGTTTCCAAAAAGGGTGGGATATTCGTGAACGGGTGTTAATCTTGACCCACAGGATTTTGCTCCTCACAAATTTTAAGGCATCCGCAAATGGACAAAGCCGAGCGCATCTTTGACGCCACTGTCCCAAACCCCGTGATTGCCGCCGCCCAGCTGGTGATATCAATTCACGAGGAGACACTGGAGCAGATCAGGAACGGGCACTGTTACTTCGATGAAGGGGCAGACGTCACCGAGCTGGTCAGGGAGAACGCGCTGGCCGGCATCGACAAGGCGACGAACCTGCTACACGAGGTGCCGCCGAGACTTACCGTGACGGAGATGCAGAGCTTGACGAACTACACTCCGGCGCAAGACATTGCAGGGCTGCGCACACCGCACGTCCGGCAACCCACGAGGCAAGAGCCTCACTAACGAAGCCCACAACCACGAAAGAGAACTACACTATGGGACAGGCCAACATCAACCAGCGCCCCGATCAGTTTGCTATCACCGAGGCCTACAAGCAGGTGAAGCTGAACGCCCGGCAGCGCGCGGTCAACGACGCCATGGAGCTCGCCAAGCTGCGTGCCGGCGCAACTATCCGGGAGGGCAGCTCCGCCGACGACTTGATCAAGGACGCGAAGAAGATCGAAGCGTACCTGATGGAAGGCATCGAAGCGCCGAGCGCCGTCAGCTCAATCGTCCGCGCTACGGTGGGGCCGCAGTAACCATGGCAGAAGCCACCATTGGCTTCATGGGGCAACGTGTAGTTCGCGTTGCCCCGAAAGCCGAACGAACCATCGGAGACGTGACGCTCGACAAGCACGGCACGTTCTGCATCGAGAACTACGACGCTCTCACCCACCTCGACAAGGATGAAGCCCGGGCTATCGCCCAGATGCTTCTGGAATGGGCCGACAAACCATGAGATTTAACCCCGTCGAACGCCGCGAGATCGCAGACCTGTATCGGTGGGGCGCAGAGATAGCAGTGATCCGTGAAGTATATCACTGCACGCGGGACACCATCCGGCGCATTGCGCGCGAGGAGGATATCCCGCCGAGGCTGCCGCATCGCCCGACGCTGCTCAACCCCGTCACCATTCGCACAGTGAAGGGGAAGACCTATCCGCGGGAGGAGCGGCGCATCACGTCCAGCCGGCCGACGATACCCGCTGGCCGGACCGTCGCGGACGACCCGCTAGGTGTCGACCAACTAATTCTGACATACGTCCGTGCGCGACGAGGCAGCCATACTGGAGCGCATCAATCGGATGCGAGTATTTGTTCTTGTCCGGTAGCGGCTTGCGAACCCCACCCCGGGTACGTGCGTAGCGATACCCGCCTGCCATACCACGGATGATCGTAGGGCAGCGGTCCTTGTCAAAGAGGATCGCGCCCTCGCCGCCCTGCTGCTTGAGCAGCAGGCTCTCAATCGCGCGCAGCCGCGGATCAATGTCGTTGGTCGGTGCCGGCATCGCGGTGAAGCCCAGCCGCTTCATGACGTCGAACGTCGTCTCCTCATAGATCGAGGACTTGGCCACGCCGCTGGGGTCACCGATCACGATGACAGGGATCCCGAGGTAGCGCTCGCCCATCAGCGTCGGCCGCAGCGCCTGATTGATGTGCTGTTCGAGGCCGATGTCTTCCGCGATCAGCTCCTCCAAAATCAGGAAGCGCCCGCGCGGATCCATCTGGCAGATCACGCTGCACGGATCGCGACCGAAGTCCTGCCCGATGATCAGCGGCGAGAAGCGATTTGGTAGCAGCCCCTCGCGCACATGGAAGCTGGTCTTGAAGCTCTCACGATACACCGCGGTGCCGGACGGATCGTTGCCGAACTGCGCATGCACATAGCGCTTCACCCAGTCTTCGCTGTAGGAGCGGCTAAGACGCTCGTAGTACAGGCGGCCCTGCGCGATACGAACAGGATCGTCTTCCTTGAGTTTGCGCGTCTCGCCGGTCTGGGTGAGGTGAGGAAGATTTTCCGCATACTCCTCAAGGCCGCCGGGCTGAATATAGACGGCCCAGTCCTTGGGGGTGTCGGTCATGAAGCGATGCCAGTCGCTGCCTTCTGACGGCATGTTGGTGTCGCAGATCACGCCAAACCACGTCGGAGCGCCGCGCGCCGCGCTGGGGTAACGTCCGCAGCGGCCGGCGATGGACGACACGAGGTTCACATCCATCTCGATGGCTTCCGACATCCACGCGCCGGTGAGCTGCATGGATAGCAAGCGCCGCTGGTCTTCGGCGTCTTCGAGGGGGATCAGCAGCCACTCGGACCGCACGTTGTCGAACGACACGTAGATCGTGTTGTCGCTGACTTTGTAGGTGGCCACGCTGCCGAGCCACTCCATGATATCTTTGAGCACGGTATCCTTGAGCTGCTTCAAGGTCTGCCGCACGACGGCGAAGCGAGTGTACTTCATGCCGTCTTCGCCGGGGGCTTGTTCGAGGCTCCGACGAAAGAGCTCGATGATACATCCGACAGTCTTGCCGCTGCCGACAGGTCCGGCAATGAGCCTGCCGAACGAAGGATCCTTCGAGAACTGCGCGACGGTCGCCGGCGCAGTGTAGTTAATCTGCTGGTGCATGATCTGTTTCTGTGGGTGTGACGTCGATTACCTTGGGGGTAACCTGCTTGTTGAAGGTGTGGGCTTCTGCGCCAAGATTGATCGTAATCGACACCCTGTCAACTTCGCCAGCACCATTCACGCCGACGCCGCGCGTTCCCATGTCGGCCAGCCGTGCGACCAGCTCCGCGACCTTCACCTTGTCGATCAGCTTCTCGCCGGGGTCGATCATGCGGTTGTAGCCTTCGGTCAGCCAGTCTTCCATCATCGCGCCGGCCTTGAGGCGGACGCGCTCGTGGGTGTTGACGGCCCCCTCCCACGCCGCGCGCTCCGCGGACAGGATCTCCATGAAGCGGGGGTGGTTCTGCAGCAGCTCCCACTGGCGCTGGGTGAAGCCGTGTCGCTCAAGGATCTCGTGGGGCTCGCGCAGATCCATCGCGATCTCACGCGCCAGCTTTACAAGACCCGCTTCGTCGTGTACGGCGGTAGGGACGAGGCTTCGGTCTTCGGGCATCGACAGGTCGCTCATGGGTCGCCTTTCAGGTTGTAATCATTGTCAATCCAGCATATAGGCCAATGATGGCATACAACCAACCGAATTTTGGCGTGCTCCGTGTGGTCGGTCCGAACGAGCTGGCCGAGCAGGACGCCAAGAAGGCCAAGGCAAAGACCGACGCGAACAGCCGGCCGAGTGATCTCGCGCTGACGAACCTCCGCTCCTACATCGGCGGGCAGTTCGAGCTGATGAAGAACCATCGCAACAACAACACGTCGGGCTGGAGCGAGCGGCTGCTGGCTGCCACGCGCACGTTCAACGGCAAGTACGACGCCGCCAAGCTGGGCGAGATCAAGCGCTTCGGCGGCTCCGAAGTCTACGCGCGCATCACTGCGATGAAGTGCCGGGGTAGCTCGAGCCTCCTGCGCGACGTCTACCTGCAGGCTGATCGCCCGTGGGGCCTCGACGCCGGCGCGGACCCTGACGTCCCTCCGCACATCATGGCGAGCATCGAGAAGCTGATGCGGGCCGAGCTCCAGACGTTCGTGGACGAGGGGCAGGAGATCGACGCCAACCTGATCCGCGATCGCTACAACATGCTGATGGGCGCTGCCCGCGCCGCGGCGAAGAAGAAGGCCAACGCGCAGGCCGAGGTGGCCGAGGACAAGATTGACGAATACCTGCAGGAAGGCGGCTTCTACAAGGCGCTGGCCGAGTTCTTGGTCGACCTGCCGATCTTCCCGTTCGCCTGCATCAAGGGCCCCGTGATCCGCGTCGTGCCGAGCGTGGCGTGGGTGGACGGCCAGCCCGTCACCCAGAACAAGCCCCGCCTGTTCTGGCAGCGCGTATCCCCCTTCGACCTGTGGTGGACCCCGGGAGCCAGCGACATCGAGGACGCCAACGTCATCGAGCGCCAGCGGCTTTCGCGCGCCGACCTCAACGATCTGCTCGACATGCCCGGCTACGATCAGGCGGCGATCCGCGCCGTGCTGGACGAGTATGGCCGCGGCGGGCTGATCGACAACTGGGATCAGACGGACAGCGAGCGTGCCGACGCCGAGAACCGCGAGAACCCGGTCTATAACAAATCCGGCTTCATCACCTGCTTGGAGTTCAACGGCAACGTGCAGGGCCGCATGCTGCTTGAGCAGGGCATGGATCCGAAGATCATCAAGGATGGTCTGCGCGACTACATGGTACAGGCGTGGGTCATCGGGCAGCACGTCATCAAGGTCCAGCTATCGCCGTCGCCGCGCAAGCGCCACCCCTACTTCATCACCTCGTTCGAGAAAGTTCCGGGTACCCCTGTGGGTAACGGCCTGACCGAGATCCTTGGCGACGTGCAGGACGTCTGCAACAGCACCCTTCGCGCGCTGGTGAACAACCTCGCGATCTCCTCGGGCCCGCAGGTGGTCATCAACGATGATCGCGTTGCGCCCGGCGAGGACAGCGAGCAGCTCTACCCGTGGAAGCGCTGGCACGTCACGGACGATCCGATGGGGAACAACACGCAAGTCCCGATCAGCTTCTTCCAGCCGAACAGCAACGCCAACGAGCTGCTGGGTGTCTACGACAAGTTCAACGCCATGGCGGATGACCTGTCAGCCATCCCACGGTATCTCTCCGGCGGCGGTGCCGGCGGCGCGGGACGAACCGCGTCGGGCCTCGCCATGCTGATGGGGAACGCTTCCAAGATCCTGCAGACGGTGGCCGCGAACATCGACCGC